AGGTAATCCTGCTGAATTTATTGTTCCTGAATTTATTGCACTACCTGCTACTGCCGCAACATTAAATGTTCCATATCCGACAATATCTATAATATCTCCTACAGTAGCACCTGCCGCTAAAACTACAGAAGTACCTGAAGTAATATTAACATCTGCCGCAGATAATCTTATGCCATTTAAATACGTGTCCGCAAATCCTGCATCAAAAGCCAAAACATTTCCTGCTGTGTCTGAACCTGTAAATGTTGTTTGAGCCGCAGTTGCAGTATAATTATATCTCGCCGACGTGCCATTAACTGTAGAACCTGCCGCCGCCCAACCTGAAGATTTGTAAACCTTAAGTTCATTGGCACTTGTGTCAAAATATAAATCTCCCACATCTAAACTAGAAGCGGGTGCTGAACTTGAAATTCTGTATCTATCTGCAAAAGAATTAACTCCTGCAATATTTGTAGCAACAGTATCAATATTCGTAATTGCTCCTGCTACAGAAGTAATATTTGAATTTGCTCCTGCTACAGTATTAATATTTGCTGAATTAGAATTTACTGTACTAATTGCAGAACTTAAACCTGCTACTGTTGTTACGTTTGCTGAAATTCCTGCAACAGTCGTAACATTAGCTGAAATTCCTGCTAAAGTATTTATGTTTGCTATTGCTAGACCAACTGTATTAACATTTGCTATATTAGTTGCAACTGTATCAATTTCTGAAGTTGCTTCGTTTAAATCATCTGCAACTGTTTCTACTTCTGAAACTGCTTCTGCTAAATCATTAGCTACTGCAATTACTTTTGTAATATCAGTTGCTACTGTATTAACTGAACCAATAGAACCTGCTACTAAATTAATATTTGAAGCATTACTAACAGCAGAATTTATATTACTAGAATTAGTATTTACTGCGTTAATGTTTGAAATATTAGAATTAATTGTAGTTAAAGCTGTTTTGTTTGCAGTAGTAAGCCAAGTGTTTTCTACATAATTCTTTGTAGTAACATCTTGTGCTGATGTTGGGTCTGCAATTAAAGTTAATCTTTTACTTTGTCCGTCCCATACATCTGCATTAGTTAATGCTATATGTGACTGACCATCATCTTTTGTTTCTTGTGCTATATAAAAGTTTTGGTCTGCTGATTGGTCTAAATCTGCTTCTGTTAAAACTGAACCATCTGTAAAATCTACTAGTCTTGTTGTATCTGGTGTAATTCTTTTAATTGTAATTACTACACTGGCACTAGGAGCTGTTGTAAATGTAAGTGTACTTCCTGATACTGTAAATGCTGTTGTGTTTACATTATCTAGGTAGGCGTAAATATGTGAAGTAGCTATATAAGTAAATGGTATGGCGTATCCAGTTGTACTTGCATTTCCTGTATAGGTAACTCTTGCTAAATAACTCATTAATTATAATTCCTTAAAATCTGTAATTTTTCTTTTAAAGATTTATCGGTTCTGTTCTCCTGTGTGACTGCGTTTTTATTGATTGTTTGTTTAGCAATATCTATTGTTAAACTTCTTTTTTTATCATCTACATGCTTGAATAAAGCCCACTCTTGTCTGAATTGAGTTTCAGCTTTGGTTTTATACTTTGCATAAATTTCTTGTATTCTTATATATTTTCCACCTGCATCATTAATAGTTTTGTCTGTTTTTAATGGCTCGGTTAATCCTTTGTATCCATCTGATTGAATTTCTTTCTCTAATTTTTGTTCTAAAGTCATCTCCTCAATTTTAACTGTACTTAATAAAAAGTTTAATCTGTAATAAGCTGAGTTCTTTTTGTGTTTGTATTTAGTGTAATCAACATTATTTTGATATTTCTTTAAAACTTGTGGTGCTTTACCTAATCTCAAAACTTCTTCAGCAACTATTTTATCTTTTTCTAAAGGTGTTGCTGTTATTGGACTAATCATATTATTAAATAATCTTTCAAAATCTCCCTCTGGGTTCTTGTGTGCTTTACCCATAAAGTTAAATCGAGGTTCTGTAGGTTGCCCTAGTCCACTTCTATTTCTGACCATCTCTAAAAATTCTGTTGCATCTCTTAAATATGGGTCATTAACAATTTTAGATAAAATATTTGGGTAATAACTTGCTATTTTATTATTAAAATATCTTTTAACTGCTTTTTCATCTTGACTATATAAAGCGTCAACAATTTCGTGAACTGTTTGTAAATAAGTTTTACTTAATAAATTATCTCTAGTTGCTCTAAATACTGCTTTACTTGCAATAGCACTTTTATCTAATAGTGATAAAGGATTATTTTCTGATTGATTAAATAAAAACATTTGCATGTCTGCACCTAATCTTTCAATTTCATCTTGTGTTAATTTTTGATAGTTTGTAGAAATATCTGCAACTAAACCAAAGAAAGCACCATAAGGGTCTAATCTTCCAAAAGGAATTTGAACTCCATTAACTATAAAAGAATAAGGTTTAAAGTTTAATTCTGATTTTTTAAATCTCATTAATTGTGCATCTTTAAATTTGTCTAACATGACACCCTTGTCATCAACTTTGTTTGTTGAAGATTGTAAAATTCCCATTCTCTCAAAGATATAAGCTGAACTAAATAACATTGTTCCCATTGCCATTTGTCCTCTTGCTTTTACAATCATTGCAGGGTCATTCGTCATACCTAATAGATGTTTCATTCTGTACGTCAAAGCGATAGGACTTCTGTCTACTACTGATTTAGCTAATTGAAATGGTGTTCTGATAAATGGAAACAGTTGTTTTAAAACTGGATATTCATTTACTGCTTCTTGAAACTTTTTAGTGAAACCTGTTAATTCGTTTGTGTAAGTAGCTTCTCTTGCGTAAAGTAATGCTTCATCATTTAATCCTCTACCAAACTCATCAAAATTTGCATTAAAATATTCATTAGCAAACTTGCTTAATTCTTTACCTTTTAAACCTTGTTCTTGTCCTTTTCTAAATGCTATTGCATTTAGTTTAGAACGATAATTAACTTGTTTAAATACTTCGTCTCCTGCGTTCAAAGCTCTTGATGGAGAACGAACTACAGTTCCGAATGTACCTGTACCAGTAGCTCTATTAGTTCCAGTATCAATTTTAGACATTCCCTCAGAACCCTCTAAGATTAATTCTCCTCGTCTAAATGCTTTACCACCCATTCTTAACGCATCTCTCATATAGGTAAATAAACCTACAAATGTTGAACCTGCTTCTTGTGATAATTGATTATATTTTGCTACTCTACCTATGTCGTCTCCTGATAAAAATGCAGATATTCTAGCACCCATTTTGTCTTCTATAGGTTTAGCCAAAGCTGTAATTGCATTACCAACAAGATTAACTGCTTGTGTTTTAGGACTAGATAAAAGTGCATTAATCCAAATCTCGTTGAATACTTCCCAAGTTTGATTTTTTGCTACAAAGTCTAAAATTTGTCTTGTTATATCAGGTCTGTCTAAGTCAGTTAATTTTTGCATTAACTTTTCTCTAGAACCTTTTATTTCTTTACCATCAAAGGTTTTACCAAATTCTTCAAATTCTCTTAAAGCATATTCTAAATTATCAGAAACTATTTTGTTTCGTGTAAACTCTTTTGTAGTAATACCTAGTGTTCTAAAATTACCACCAGTCATTGAACCATAATTCATTTTGTTCTTCATCATGCCTAAGATGTAGTTCAAAGTTTCATCAACATCTTTTTGAGTTCTAGTTCCTACTCCCATTTTAACTTGTCTTTGGAAAGCAGGTAATGCTTTAATTAATGAACGAAGCATCATTTCATGTGCATAAATTAAAGGAGATACATTTTTTGTATTTTTACTTAATTTATTAAAGTCATTGTAAATTTTGTTTAAATCTCCACCATAATCTTTAACGGCTTTTCTTTTGATTACTTCATCACTAAAATCTGCACTAACATTTTTAAAATTCTTATATACAGCTTCGTGCATAGCCTTAACTGTTTGAATGAAACTTTTGGTTACAATTCCACTTTCCATAACATCTATGTTTAAAAAGTTATGTGGAATACTAAATGCTTCTTCAGCACTTAGTTCGCCTTTTTTCCATCTTTCGTAATTTATATTTAAGTCTGTACTTGAAATTTTGTTATAAAGAATAATTCTTTTTTCGAGTGATATTTTTGGTTTAGGTTTAACATTAGGGTCAACAGCTTCACTTAATATTCGCATCTTATCTGAAATAGTAGGTGCGTTATCTAAAAGTTCTTTTGCTTTAATAATTCTTTCTTGTGCTTGTTCTATAATTTTAACATCATGGTCAATAAGTTTTTTATCTATGCTTTTACCTAACGCATTTTTTGTAACTCTTAAACCTGCCAAGATAACATCAGCAAACCCACCAATACCTGCACCCTCTATAGTGTTCTTCATTCTGTTCTGCCACCAAGTGTCATTAGGGTCTGATTGTAAATAACCTAACCAAGTGTCTGCCATTTCTGGAGAGTATTCGACAACCATGTCTGTCAGTCTTCCTGATAATTCGTCAAAGCCTATAAAATCTGCTATTGCACCTTGTCCTGTAGCTTTTCCAAATTTTTCTCCGTAAGTAACTGCTGTGCCAACTTTTGCGGCTTTTAAAATCTTTCCACCTGTAATCCAACCAAGTACAAATTGAAGTCCACCCTCAACAAAACTTGCAGTTAAGGTTTCAGTATTGTCGTCAGAATTAATTTTGTCTGGGTCGTAAAAGAAACCTTTAATCTTGCTGTAATCTTTTTTACCTATGTTTCCTGTAATTGGAGCAATAATACCTTTAACATTTCCTAGTTTGATTGCTTCATCATAAGGAATATATTCCATCAGACCATTTGATGCTTCGTTACCATATCTGAAGCCACCTAAATTAGTCTTTTCTCCTAAAGTGTCCCCTAATCCCTCTACAAGACTACTTGAACTATTTAGGAACTTTCTTGATGCTTCATATGGTGCAACTACTCCAACATCATATAACCAACTAGATTTTGAACCCTCTGGTCTCCAGTTCGTAAGTGAACCTGCTTGTTCAACATTAGCTTCTGCCTTTTCAGTTTCTTCTTTCTGAAATGTTGGACTATTAGTAATGTTGTTAATTATTTCCTGTTTTTCTTCTTCAGTAATATTGTCATCAACATTAATAGATGTTCCGTTAGGTAAGTCTAATTGCATTATTTAATATTGTTCTCCTCTCTAAAATTTTCTTTAGTCTTCTTCCATTTGCTTTGAAAATCTGCTGAGTTAAGTTTCTTTAGGTCTACTGTCATGTCAGCAATGTTCTGTGCTGTAACATTTGGTTGGTTTTTTAAATCTTCACTAATTTTATTTGTTTTTTCTTTTAAAAGTTCTAATGAAGATTTACCTGTAAATTCAAATTGTCCTTTACCAAATAAAGAACCAAATTCATTAGTTTTCTTAAGTAAAGTTATTTCTTTATCAAATTCAGCATTAAAATCATTTATTTTTTTGAGTTCTCCTATCTTACCTGCGTATGCAGGGAAGTCTTCATGTGCAACTAACCAAGCTAAAAGTTTTTCTCTTAAATAAGCTCTAGCTGTAATTGCTTGTGTTACATCTCCACCCAATTTTCCTGAAGCAATAGTTTTCTCAAAAGCATCAAACATTCCTGAAATATAATAACTATCAAAATAAGTATTACCCTCTAGTTGTTGTGCGTTAGGAATTACAGTTGCTTTGTAAGACTGGAAAGTTCCCCTTGTTAAATCGTCTTCTTGATATGCTTTGTAAGCTAAATCTGACGCTTCTTTAAATTCATTATTTTTAAGATGTTTTTCTATTTGTTTAAGAACGTCTGGGGCATCTTTATTGCCACCCATATATTTTAAACTTTCTCGATATTTTTCTCCTGCAATTCTTTCAGCGTCAGTTCTTGATTTGTCATTAACCCATTGAGTTATACTAAAATCAGGATTTTCATTTTTAGATATTTCTAAAAAGTTATAAGTGTCTACAGCAACTTTTTTGTCTTTGACTGCTTCAAACTTAACGATTTCATTTAACTTTTCATTTTGTTTTTCAATAAGTAAATCTGTTAATTCTTGTTTTTTATTTTTAATTCTTCCTATGTCTGCAATAGTATCAGTGCCACCAATTAATAATTCAGGAACATTTTGAATTACTTGTAAAGCAAATTCATAATCATCTGTTGAAGTTACATAAAGTTCTATACCATCAAATATTGTATCAATACTTGCTCCACCATCTCCTGTAGTGTCTAAAAGTTCGCTAATTTCTTTTTGTAATCCCTCTGCAATTTTATCCCATTTGGTTACACCACTTTGTATTTCTGCTTCTGATAATAAGCTAGTATCAAAGTTTTTGTGTGTTTCTATTACACCAACTACTCTGTCTTTAATTTTACTATCAAAATTTTTATTAAATTCTTCCAATAAATTTTGCTTATGTTTTGCTTCTAATTGCTGTCTATAAATTGATGTTTGTCGAAAAAAACTTTTTTCTAATTCTTCAGGCTTGAAGAAGCCTAACTTCTTGTCTTTAACAAATAATCCAAGTTGCTCTTTATAAAACTTCTCAAAAGCACCCTCTGTAATATCTTTTTTAATACCACTGCTTTCATAGTTTTTTAATGCTCTCTCAGAAAACTCACTGGCAAAGGAATTAAGCGTTAAGTCCTTATATTTCTCTAGGTAATAAGGATTAGCAGTTTTATCAATTTCTCCACTTTTAACTGCATCTCTGAACTTACCTTTCATTTCATTGTAGTCTTTTAATGCTTTAGCACTTTCTGACTTCTTCATTTTAACTTCAGCACCAAGAACCATTTTAGAACCTGCACCATTAACAAAGTTATCTAATGAAGTTGTAAATTCTTTTAGACCTGCAGGTAAAGGTTTTTCCTGCGGTGTGTAAAACATGTTGAAGTCAGTTGATAAAACTTTTTGTTCTTCAGGAACAAGATTTAAGGTAGGACTTTTTCTTCCTTTACCTGAAATTAAACTATCTAATTTTGTTTTTGCCATTAAACTATAATTCCTTGTTTCCTTTTTTGTGCGTTAGTCAGTAAACCTGCGTTCTGTTTTTGAAATTCTAATGAGTAGTAAGTGTTAGCTACATTCAATGCTTGTGTAGCAAATAATAAATTTGGATTTGGTGGTGTTAAATAAGTTTGTTGGCTCTCTTGACCAAATTGAATTGCTTCTAAATTTCTTTCAAATTGAGAAACATTAATATCCATATTGGTTCTTATGGCATTTCTATAGTTACCCTCAGTTCTATAATAGTTTGCTAATAAATTATTTGTTGAACCTGAAATTGCTAATCCACCTGCATCTCCAACACCTGCAATATATTTTGCTCTAACATTTCTACTTTTTATAGTTCCTGCATAATCAGCTTTTGCTGACTTTGCTAATTCTTGTCTAATTTTTAATTGAGCTGATGAATAACGAAGTTGTGCATTTCGTTTTGCCATTTCGTTTTGTCTTTGCTGTCTAGCATATTCATTTTTTTGTTGTTGCTTAGCTTGTTTGTATTGTAAACCTGCACTAGCGACACTTACCGCTACCATTACTGCTTGGGGATTACACATTATTAATTCTTATAAACTCATAGAAAGGTTTATTTAAAACTCCGTATTGTTGTTTGTTGATAAATTTGAAACCACACCATTTTAACCATTTGATGTGTAGTGAATTTCTACAATCCACAAAGTTCCATAAAATTTTGTATTTAGTATTTAGAAAATCTATAACCTTTTTATTTTCTCTTAAAAAAGAATATTGAATATCTTTTAGTTTGTCGGTTGCTAATAACCATATTGCTCCAACATTATTACCTGCATCACTAATACCAAATATTCCTACTGGTTCATTTTTAGTATTAACAATCGTAAAAACTATCACATTTTCAATGTAACCAGTTAGTAATGCTTGGTATGGTGTTAAACCTACTGCTGATAAAATTTCTCTTTTATCTTCGTATCTTAATCTTGGTGCTAAATATTTTATATCTTTAAGAGTTGTTAATCTAAAATGACTACTCTCTTGCTGATGCAGTAACATAATAACCTTGCCAGTGTGCGTTAATAAAATTTGATGGTAAGTGGCTATTATTTTTTAACGATATAGAAAGTTTGTCATTTTCAGACTGAACTGCAAAAGTAAAATCTCCATCAGATAAATTAACTACTCCTAAAGCACCTGTACCAGTTGTTGTTCCTGTAAATGATGAAGTAGATGTACTTCTTCCTACAGGAATTACTTCTGTAGTAAAATACCCTGTATCGTTATAGGAAACATTCCAGTTTCTTATTTGTAATCTACCCTCTCTTACTGAAATTCTAGAACCTACACTGTCTGCTATTTGAATAAATTGTTGAGAAAATTGAAATGAAAATTCATATTGTTCGCCGAACCATAGATTAGAACCAGTTAAATTTCCTGCTACAACAATAGATGTACCTGATTGAGATACTATATTTATTTCCTGTCCTGCTGTATTGCTTCCACCTACACGTCCCACACATTTCATTGTATTAGTTTTTGTATAAGGAATAGTAAATGTAGTTTGGTTTGTTCCTGCGTTGTAAGCTGATGATGCACCTGTACTGTCGTCTTGAAATTTTCTATCTAAATAAGTTAAGTAAGTTGCAGAAGCATCAACTACTGCAGGAGATATATCTAAACTTTCTAAAAATACATCAGTCCCTCTTTGATTAACTATGTATAAAGTGTTTTCTATAAAATCTATGTTTAAAATCTTGTCTGTACTTGCTGTTCCAAAAGTCCATTTATGCCATGCACTTTGTAATCTTTTTCCATCTTGAACAAAATATTGATAAACATACAATTCATTTTGGTTTGCAGTATTTGAAGATAATGCAATTAAAATATTTTCATTAGTTGCAGAAGCTAATTTAAAAACTTTGTTTGGAAGATATTTTGGTATGTTACCTGTTATATCGTCTGCTGATTTTGTGTTAGTATCATCTGCTACATAAAATTCTCTAATTCCTGTATAACTACCTTTGTTAAAAGGAAAGAATACATTACTACCTGCACCAATAGGTTTACAGCTTGTTGAATTTTCATATTCTGTTGAAGTATTAATTGAAATATTTCCTGCTGTTAAAGTAGTTCCACCTGAAAGCATGAATTGTGTTTGGTCTGAAAATAATAATAAATCTTCATCAAAAGAAATTGCACTTTTTAATATTGAAACTTTTTTTGCTGTTGAAGCTACATCTATTGGGTCAGTATCTAAAGCATCTGTAACTGTTTCAGAAAAGAAATGGAAAAACTCTCCACTTCTAGACATGATAACATTTTCATCAGCAAGAAAACCTAATCTATTCCTATGAAAGAAAATATCATTTATCTTCTTACCTATAAAACTTGGGTCTGGCGAACTGTCTGTATCTCCTACTACTCTTAGTCCCCAACTTGGAGATGTGTAGTCTACACTTGAAATTGTATAAGTAGTCCCATCAACCTGTGTAAATCTAAAATTACCATCTGCTGTTCTTATTAGAACATGTGGCATCAAATCTTTATTAATAGTAGTTACTATTGCAGGTGCTACTGTTTCAGTCCAAACATCATCTGAGCTATCATATTTAACATAATAGTTATCAAATGAGTTTGATGCGTCTCCTGTAATTTCTACAAGCATGTTGTTAATTGCAGGGCTTGGTAAATCAGAAAAATTTTGAACTTTAGCTCCAACTACTTGGGAAGCATCATCTCCATAACCATCACTTGCTGAAACTGTAAGTGTTCCAGTAGATTTAATTATAGAAAAACTTGAAGTTCCTACATCTGCAAACGTAATGTTTGAGATTGTACCACAGGCACTTTTAACTCCATTTCTTATAGCTTCTGTGTCTGTGTTTGAACTTGAAAATGAGAAAGTTGTGCCATCAATAGTAATTGAATACTTTGTTGAATTAACTCCTTGTAATACTGAATAAATAGCTTGTTCTACTTTAGCTGAACTTGTTGTCGAAGCCATAGCACAAGTTTTAGTTTTGTTTAAAATATACGTATAATCAGCAACAGTAACAGCAACGAAGTCAGCTCTTGGGTCTGATGATGCTAAATAATTAACTGCATTAGTTTGCATCACTACTGTTTTAGTAGCTCCTGTTATTGTTTTAACTTGTATTGCTCCATTAGTAATAATTACAATATACCTTTCAATAATATCTCGATTGATTGTATGAATGTAAGCATTGTTTAATGCTGAAGTAGATATAGTTGCTAAATAATTTGTTGGTGGTCTTTTTTTTAAACCCTCAACAACTGAACTAAAACCATTTTCTTGTGATGTAGCCTGACTATTTAGTCGTAGAATTTCTGGTTGTTGTGAAATCCCTTGAACCAAATTTGGAATGGTTCTGCTAATTAGTGGCATTATCTATTGACTATGTATTTTTGTAAATCACTATCAAAAATTGTATTATCTCCAGTAGCAGTTTCAGCTTGTTTCATTACTGAGAGACTTCTTAATTCATCTTCTGAAGAAAATTTGTGTAGTGTATTTGCTCCTAAAGTTCTATCGTGAAAAACTCTAGCACTTCTAATTGTAATATATCTTCTTGCTTGTTCTGGTAAATCTGAAAAAGCTAAAAGATAAACTAAAGTATTTTCTGTAAAATCTTGTGTAAATATATTTGTATTCTTTGCTAAATTATAAAGGTAGCTTCCTCGTTGTACGACATCATAAGAAGATTTATCGTATTTATTATTTAACTCAACTCTAACAACATCAGTACCTATTGGAACTTTGTCATCAGCGTCTCTAGTTAAATCAACCATGTATTGAGTATTGAAGTGCCAACCTGCTGATTGAACTTCTCTGCTTATTTCATTTAAAATATTTTTAGCTGTTGTTCCATCTACAGGTAAAGAACCTGTTAAGGTTGATAATGGAGCTTCCCCTATCGTACTTAAAATTGTGTTGACTGCTTCTAGTTCAGTCGTTCTTGTTGTTATTGTCATTTTAGAAACACAGGCGTAGATTTCTCCACGCCCATGATTTTTTAATTAAAACTAATTATGCTGTTTTAATTGCTACTGCACTTTCAGGTCTCAGAATACCATGACCTAAGGCTAACCTTGCCGTCATAAGATTTCCAATTCTGCGCGCATCATAAGTATTTTCTAAAACTAAATCTTTTAGTTTTACTGTACCAACTGCAGATTTGTGGAATACCACACCTGCAATAGTTGCCGCATTTATATTGTATGTATTGTTTGTTCCAGTAATCGCCGCCGATTGGTCGGTGAAAGCTGTTACAGCAGTGTTAGATTTTATTATTCTAACTCCACCAATCATTACAACTTGACCTTTTGAGAAGTCTCCATTGTTGCTAGAGAAATCTCTAGAAACAAGTTTATCTACATTAGATAATTGGTAGTAAATATCTGGTGTTACTACACAATATCTGTCTGAAGATGGAACGTCTTTCTCATCTAGTGATTGAATTGCATCAAAAACTGAAGCAATCATAGATGTTGCATTTGTTTTAGCATCACTATCTGTTATTTGAAGTCCACCATTACCACCTGTTATAGTCGTTGCCGCCGCCGAAGCGAGTACAACTAATTGTAATAAATGTTGGTCAACTTTTTTAGCTAATGCTTGACCCATCTCTCTTGAATAGATTGAACGAACATCATAATGATTTTTTAGTTCATCTATTTCTCCAAGAAATGCGTGTGCTAATAGCATATCATCAATGTTGATAATTCTTTCGTTGTGCTTAACTTGCGTTCCAACGATTTCATTACCTATTGTATGATATGAACTAGCGATTGTGCCTGTAACTGGAAAGGTTGCTGATTTACCTGAACCTATTGTTCTAACAGTCGTCATACCCATCATAAGGTTTTCTCTACCAAATGAAGATAATACTTCGCCTGAAAAAACTTTCAGAAATAAATCGTTATAACCAGTTCCAGAGTTGTTTACGAGACCAAGTCTCGATACTACTGCGTTTGACATATTAATGTCTCCTCTGTTGTTGTTATTGATTTATCTAATTTTACTTTCAGCAGGAAGTTATCAGTCGTAACTGGCAACCTTAGATTTTGAATTAGCCATCTCTCTTTTAAAAAAGATGAGATTTACTTTTTGTTTTTGTAGCCATAGCCTGTTTGTTTATTTCCCCATAGCATTTGCCATGACCAAACACTAAGTTTACTTGCGTAGTGATTAATAAATACTAATATAGTTTTCATTGTTTTTCTAACTTATCTTTTAATCTAATAGCTAATGCAAACTTTCCATGTTCTTTGCATTTTTGAATTAAACATTTAAGTCTAAATATTAATGCTGTTCTACTGTTCACTGTTATCTACCTTGTGCGTTATATTTTTTATAACTTCTTTTTTCATGTTTGTTTAAATTTTTCTTATGTCTGCCAACTTTAGGTTTTGTTTTTTTCTCATAAACATTCCCAACTTTTCTTGCCATTACTTCTTCTTCATAATGTCAGCACCTTTAAGTCCATAGATTGCAGACACAACTCCAATAAATAATGCTTGATACCAGAATGGCATGTTGTTGAATAAAT